TTTTCTAGGAGACCAAATACAAAAAATTAAAAGTGGAATATTTTCAGTTATCGGATCTCAAGAAACTAGAAGCTTCTGCTATGTAAGCGATGCTATTAAGGCAAGTATCTATGTTGCCGAAAATGTTAATCAGCAGTTAGTAAACATTGGCAACGACAGAGAAATTACTATAGGCAACGCAGTCAAAGTCATAGCCAACGAACTTGGGCATCCCGACGCAGTATTTGAACAATTACCAAGCATGCCTGGATCAGTTTCCAATCGTCGTCCTGATATTTCTAAACTACGAGCAATAATGCCACATTATAGTCCAATAAGTTTCGAAGAAGGAATTCGGCAAATCTTAGGTTGACAATTTCTGTTAATTTGTTTATAATTATTATACAGTCAATACATTAGACAAATATGATATCAATATCTAAATTATTTTTATCTAAACTAGAAAGTTTGGATCGCAAACGTATTATTATGGATCGAGAAAATAACGCTCCTTATTTAGAGCGTTATTATGTTTTTCTTAAAGACAGAACTTGGTTTCCGTTTAATATCTTTATTCATAAATTTTTAAAATCAGATCCAGATGATGTACATGATCATCCTTGGCCTTATGCCACTTTAATTTTAAAAGGCGGTTATTGGGAATGGATTCCTGTATTTGATACAGTAGGTAAAAAATTAGCAGAATATAAAGTATGGCGTGGACCAGGACATTTTAGATTTTGTCGCGCTGAAAGTTATCATAGAATTGAATTAGATCCCTGTGTAACAGCCTGGTCATTGTTTATACCAGGGCCAAAAAAAAGAGAGTGGGGATTTCTTGTTAACAATAAATGGATTCATAATGAAAGTTATTTAGAATCCAGGAGTAAAAATGTTAGATAATGAAATAATTGACGGACCCAACGATAAAGATGATAGTTCAGCTCCGTGGACTGATATTGTTCAAGAAGATTTTCATATAGTAGTTTATAAAGATAAGTACCCTGTAACCGAAGGACATTTGTTATTTGTACCTAAATACAATAGTACTCATATACTAAGTACTGCTTTTATTGATGCTTTTCGATATGGTAGAGATAAAGTCCAATCAAAAGAGTGGGACGGATTTAATATTGGATTCAACTATGGCAAGGCTGCTGGGCAGACTGTAGATTGGCCGCATGTACATTTAATTCCTAGACGTAACGGAGATGTGGAAGATCCAATCGGCGGAGTGAGAAATACTATACCAGGTAAAGGAAACTACAAAAAGTGGTAAAACATAGAAAATTACAATCTGGGGTTGAAGTTCCTGAACTTGATGAACCAATAACATTAAAAGTATATACCAAGTGCCCGGAAAAATATATGTTGATCGATATGGAAACTGGCGAAAAATATATAGGATATTCAAACAAAGATAAGAATAATTGGCGAAAAATAAATGATGAATAATAAATCCGAAACTGCCAAAATAATTACTGATAATTTAATAAATCGTGTTAAGTCCTTGAAAACATTTCGAATAACACGTAAAGTAGATAACAACTGGTTACCAAATGGTGCTATTCCTTTCGACATTCGTGCTAGTAAAGGAATAGCAACCTTTACAGTTGTAGCATTGTCACAGCAGGAAGCCGAAGATCAAATTGACAATTTCTTAAAAAAAGAGAACTTAGATGAATAATCTGGAAATTGAATTTTATAGTCTAGCTCCTGAGTATACAAAAGATTTTCCAATACAAAAATCTTCTGCTAAAATATTCAAGTGGGTTGAAGAGCTTAGAAATGATTATGTAAAAAAAATAAAAGAATTTCCAAACGGTGGTTTTACTCACACCTCTAAATGTATAGGTATAAATTCTATTTTAAAAACTGGTTGGGTACAAACCGCTTATCAAGATATAACTATTAAAACTTTTGGTGATAAAAAAACTTTCCTTTGGGAATCAGAGTACGATCAGTGTAAATCTAAATTCGGCAACATAATATCAGATGCCGTTTCTTTTCATACCAAACAAGCTTTACATGACTTCAAAAATATGCCGGAAAATACACTTCAATCAGTAATAAAAATTCAAAGTCCATGGTTCGCAAAAATCCCAGAAGGATATTCTTTATTATCCATGCCGGTTCCTTATAATGATGATACTCGATTTACAGCCGCTACGGGAATATTAACTTACAATAATCATCTTAATGTTCAGCTTTATTGGCATTGTTTAGATTCTACTGAAGTTATCAAAAAAGGAACACCATTATGTCAATATATTTTATTAAAAAATGAAAGCATAAACTTTAAAATCAAGGATCTTGAAAGTTTAGAAGAATTAAAAGAAATGTACCCATTATATGATGAAGTAATTAAGGAAAATTATGAGCAAAATTAAAATAGCAGAACTTTTCTATTCGATTCAGGGAGAGGGCAGATACATGGGAGTGCCCAGTGTCTTCTTAAGGACTTTCGGGTGTAATTTCAAATGTGCCGGATTTGGTATGCCTCGCGGTAAACTAAGTACCGAAGCAGATGATATTGCACAGGTAGTAACTCACTTTAATAAGTACGAAGAACTTCCGTTGGTATCTACTGGGTGTGATAGTTATGCGAGCTGGCATCCTGACTTTAAGGATCTTAGTCCCATGCTTACATCTGACGCTATTGCTGAAAGAATTATGGAAATTATTCCACACAGCGAATGGAAAGATGAACATCTTGTAATTACAGGTGGTGAGCCGTTATTAGGTTGGCAACGTGCATATCCAGACTTGTTGAATCATTCTAAGATGGCGGGCTTGAAAGAAATCACATTTGAAACAAATGGCACTCAAAAACTAACACCAGAGTTTAAAGAATATTTGTTAAACTGGGATCGATATGATCATCAGAAGCGTGAGATTACATTTTCAGTAAGTGCTAAATTGCCTGCCAGTGGTGAAAAATGGGAAGAAGCAATTTTACCAGAAGTTGTTTGTGAATATGAACAGGTTGGAACTGTGTATCTTAAGTTTGTTGTAGCAACAGAACAAGATATTGCCGACGCAGAATGTGCTGTAGGTGCTTATCGTGCCGCAGGATTTACAGGGCATGTATACTTAATGCCAGTGGGTGGGGTCGAGAGTGTTTATACACTAAATGCTAAAAATGTAGCACTAGCGGCAATGAAACGTGGATGGCGTTATAGTGATAGACTTCAAGTACCTTTATTTAAAAATGAGTGGGGTACTTAAATGAAGATATTAGATTGGATTAACAAAAAAATTAAACCTACTCCTAAAGTAGTAACTAGCACACCTGAAGAAAAAAAATCAGAAAAAGATATTGCTACCGAAAAAGGAGAACCTTATGTTAACATTCTTAGTATGGAAATTGATCCAAATAACATGGGGCAGGGAGCATTTGAATTAGATTGGAATGATAAATTTGTTGCTAATTTGGTTCGTGCCGGATATCAAATGCGCCCAGACGATACTGATGCTGACATCATAGATCGTTGGTTTACTGCTGTTTGCCGTAATGTAGTTTTGGAAACGTATGAACAATACGAAGCTATGTCAGGAAATCGAGTTGTTAAATCTCGAGATGTTGGCGGGGGCCGATCGGAAGTTAGTTAAAAGGAAATATATGATATTCAGTAAAATTAAAGAACTAAGAGAACAGGGTAAGAAAATTGGTATTACATTTAGTACCTTTGATCTATTACATGCCGGACATATTGCAATGCTTAGTGAGGCTAAAAATCATTGTGATTACTTAATTGCAGGATTACAGACTGACCCTACTATTGATAGATCAGATACAAAAAATAAACCAATTCAAAGTATTGTAGAAAGACAAATACAATTGAGTGCTTGTCGTTATGTTGATGAAGTAGTAATTTATCAAACTGAACAAGATTTAGTTGATTTACTATTAATTCTACCATTGAATGTGCGTGTATTAGGTGTTGAATATGAAGGTAAAAAATTTACCGGTGATGAAGCATGTTATACTCGTGGCATTGATATTGTCTTTAATGGACGTGACCATAGTTTCAGCAGTACCAATTTGCGTAAACGTGTACATGACGCAGAATCTAAAAAAAATAAATAACTGATGATACTATATGTAAATGGCGATGGGCACACGGGAGCTTCTTTGGCTGTAAATCCTTTTGAGTTTACAGATGATGATCCTTCTATTGAATATTTAAAAGGGTTGCCTCATCCGGAAAATTTAGCATCCAGTTGGGGTAAAACATTAAGTCTTTCACTTAGAGCTACATTCCATTGCTCAGTTAAAAGAAATAATACAAATATTAGTATTATAGAAGATGTTAAAAAATGGATTACTACAAATTTTAATAATTTAGTTATTATACAATGGACAAATTTTCTTGACGAAAACGAAGAACATAATAAAATTTGGGAGTTACACCAATTTCTATTAGAACAAAGTATACCCCATATATTTTTTAACGGTGATGTAGCATTCACTAAAATCACAACAAAGTACGATTGGGGTAATAACTATTTAGATCCTTATAGCCTCGAAAATACATTTAGTGCTCTAGTAAAAGCAAATAACATTGATACTGTGTCGCCAGATTCTAAATATTTTAGCAAAGAAGCTCACTCTTTCTGGCATAGATTTTTATTGAAATATATTATTAAAAATAATTTTATTTAAATTTTCAACAGCGGAATAAAATTGTTTATTAAATAATTATCAAAAGATTTAGTTGAATGTCTTAGTGCTTGCCACGGTATTATGTCAAACGCAATAGTAATTCTGTATTTGTCATTGTCTTCCCATGGTGAACTCTTGTGTAAATCACCGTTAGATTTTCCAACAACCAGTAGCCCATCATTACTATCAACTCTAATTTCTGGATAACCGGGGATACGATAATCAGTGTATGACTTACAATTTCCTTCTGTGTTCACGCAATAAAATCCATGCCAAGTCTTATGCTCAGGTGGCCAATGCTGATGCCAATCAATATTTTTGCCTGGACTAAATAAGTTTACCCAACATCTAATGTAATACTGAGTAGAAGGGTCAACTATTAATTTTAAATTTTTTGATAGTTGATAATACAGCTTGTGTAATTCAGGGCAAGCAAATGAAAACAAATTATATTTTGTGTGATGATAACTTGTAAAATTTCCATAAGCATTGTCTTCCGGAATTGGCGGAAGTATTTTTCTTAACCATTTATCAATTTCGCAACAAGAATTATATAATAGTTGATTATCAATTTCATCAATTTGAAAAGTATATAAGTAATCTTTAGCAACTTCGTTCATAAAAATACTTATCTTACAAATTACCATCACAATTTTTTAATTTAATCAAAATATTAGTTGACTTTTATCGTCAAATACTATATAATTAACACATGAAATACATACTTATTGACACAGCAAATTTATTTTTTAGAGCAAGACACGGGGCACATCGTGCTAGTGATATGTGGGAAAAAGTAGGGTTTGCGCTACATGTTACTCTTATGGCTGCTAATAAAATGGCTCGAAGGTTTGAGTCAGATCACGTAGTATTCGCGCTCGAAGGTCGTAGCTGGCGTAAGGATATGTATAAACCTTATAAAGCTAATCGTGTAGTGGCAAGATCTGCTTTAACAGAAGAACAGCAAGAAGAAGATAAAATATTTTGGGAGTCGTATGATTCGCTAACCACTTTTTTATCCGAAAAAACTAATTGTAGTGTTATACGTTGTCCAACCGCTGAAGGTGATGATATCATAGCTCGATGGATAGCACTTCATCCAGAAGATGAACATGTGGTAATTTCAAGCGACACAGATTTTGTACAATTATTGGCAACCAATGTCAAGCAATATAACGGAATTACCGATGAACTAATAACTCTCGAAGGTATATTTGATGCTAAAG